ATAACTCACATCAAATCTCCTGTATCAAATAAACCTTTTTTCTTTTTACCAAATTGAGTATTGTCAAATATTGGCGTATCCGTTAAAGACGGTTTTTGGAACGCAGTATTTGCCGCAGGTTGGTCATTTGATATACCATTCTGAGCACTACTTTCCAAATCATAAAGTTTCATTTTTGATCTATCAACACCAACCACGAACCTACGATAATAACTAAGATCGTTCCATCTGTTTTTCAATTGTTTAATCATTAATTGACCAAGCTGATCCAAATCTTCAGATGTGATTAGACCAAGAATGCAGTCAGCAGTATGGGTAATTCCCATACTTTCAGAAGTATTAGTGAGATCCACGTCAGAGTTGCCGTAACCATCACGATTAAACTGAGAACTAGTAACCACAGCACAATTATATTCCATCGCAAGACCACGTACCTCCTCAGCGATTGATTTTACAAGAGTATATGAGTTAGCCGCCGCAGCGCCTTTTACTCTTGCAGACGCACAAATATTTAAATAGTCAATAAAGATAATATCAGGCGCAAAGTTGCGTTTCATTTTTAATTCGTTAAGCAAATGCCTAAAGTGACCAACGTGAGCAGAGCCAGTTGGATATTCTTTAACAACTAACTTACCAGTTGTTTTTGATGTAAATCTGCCAATTCGTTTTGCAAATACATCACGGGGTGTTTCAGCCACTTCATCAATAGTAACGTCCATCATATTAGCATCAATACGTTCAGAAATACGTTCTTCAGCCATTTCCATTGTAATATATAAAACGTTCTTACCCATCATTAATGCAGATGCAGCATGGTGACATTTGACTAATGATTTACCACCACCAGTTGTTGCGAGTAATACAGTCATAGATTTGCGTGGTAGACCACCTTTTGTAATCTTGTTGAGTAATTCAATATCGAATGGAATACGTTCTTCTTTCTTATGATAAAAGTCATAACGGCTTTCATAATCCTCAAGGTAATCATGGCCGATACTTGTGTCAAAACTAATTGATAAAGAGTTAGATAATAGCTCAGGTAACGAACCTTTATCCATTTCTTTGTCTTCGCCGTCAATTACAAGAATTGCTTTACGAATAGAATTATACAAATCTTTGTCTTGGCAAAACTTTTCAGTTTCTTTTACGAGCCAATCAAAGTCTGTATTTTGGTCAACTGCCATATTGTCAACCTCAGACATAATACCTTTATAGGCATCTTCGTTGAGGTCTTTACGTTTGTCTAAAGAAATCTTTAACGCCTCAATTGAAGGCGGAGATTTGTACTCATCAACATATCCAGAATATGTATCAAATATTTTTTTAAGACCACTATCGTCAAAGTATTCCTGTTTAATATAAGGATACACTTTACGAAAATAGTCTTCGTTAAATATTAAGTTTGCTAATACTGTTTTTTCAATCATAAGGATTCCTGTGTGTAGAGATAAATGATGGCGCCTAACTCAATAGCCGCCATCTTCAATATTATAGTATTATACATTTGGTATAATGTCAACAAATATTTTAGCCTTCAATAACTTCTTCTTCTTCAAATACGCTATCGTCATCTTCACGCATAATACTACCTGAAGCTCCAATTGTAAATGTATTCCGTACATAATCTTTGAAGTCTGTAGTTTCAAACATCATATTCCAAAAATCGCCGTTATCGTTAACTTCTTTAGCACGCATTAACTTTTGCGAAATAACTTCACCAGTTGCAGGATTTACTGCTTCATACCAACCAACTTTTGGTTTACGAAGATATCCACCTTTTTCAGCTACATCCATCAAACCAGACCATTTAACGATACCGCCATCCCAACTTACACTAATTGGAATTTTAGATTTTTCTTTAACATGGCGTGACTTTTCAATATTAATAACAAAATGGTAGCCTTGGATTTCAGTACCAACTTTATCTTGCTGGCGTCCAACAATCCAAATAGCATCAGCTGAATAATAGATGCCTGTACCGCCTGAAACAATAGCCTTAGGAAACAATCCGATTTCTTGATAGGTATGGTTAACCGCAATCAAAGGAATGTCTTTAAGATTAAGGTGTGGTGTTACAATACGGAACAAAGACTTTAAAGATTTAGCCCGAGACATATCCGCAACAGATTTTTCATTCATTGCGTCCTCAACTTCTTTCTTGGAAGCCAAGTTACCGACTGAGTCGATAATAATACAAACATGGTCTTTTTTGTCAATTTGATCTAGTTGGTTACTAATATCAAACTTGAGTTCTTCAACATTAGTAATAGGAGTATGAACCACGCGGTCCATATCAATACCAAATGACTCAAAGTATGCCTGAGGCGTACCAAACTCTGAATCGTAAAAGAGCAAAATTGCATCTTTATATTTGTTCATATATGCGGCTGCGGTTAATAGCGCAAACGCAGATTTGAAGTGTTTAGATGGACCAGCCAAAACTAACAATCCTGGGCTAAGGCCGCCATCAGTATCACCTGATAGTGCAACATTAACCATAGGAACTGGTGTTGGTGCCATTTCTTTTTTACCAAAAACCTTTGACTCAGATAACTGAGCTGTCAACTTAATGGTAGAATTTTTTACTAGTTTGTCTAATAGACTCATATTATTTTCCCTCAACGATCGTCAATAGTTTAGCTTTATAAGACTCAATTTTACCAACTCTGTCGGGCCAGTAAATTGTAGACTTATCCGCATTCTTGCACAAATTATCTAAGAATGGGGAGATTGATTTGTATAGAAGTTCTAAACGATATTCAAAGTCGTCAGCAGCTACTTTAGCATCAGTGAGTTGGTCCTCAAGTGATTGCTTTTCGCTACTGACTTCTTGAATTTTCTGTTCGGCCACAGCTTCTTTTTCTTGAAGCTCTTCATCAATAAAGCTGAAGCCGAAGTCGAAATCTAAAACCTCTTCGTAGGTTTTATTAACCATTCGCTAGTTCCTTAAAGATTGATAGATCGTCGTCATCATCCATACTCATTGTTGCTGCAGGAGCCGCAGCAGGAGCGGATGGTGTAGGAGCAGCAGCTTGAGTGTTACCCATGTTGCTCAAATCCAAATCATCATCAACATCCATTGCAGTGGATGGCTCAGATGGTTCTTCACCAATCGCAAGAACACGATACAGTTTAGCTTTCAATTCAGAATATGATTTGAAGTTCTTTGGGTCAACCAATTCTTGTAGCGAATGTTGTTGGTTCCAAATTGCTTCAATTTGAGCATCGTCTTCTGAAACTGCAGACGGTTGGTCAAACTCTGATTTGTCATAGTTTGGATATCCTTCAAACTGACGGATTTTCAAACGGAAGTTTGCGCCTTCCCAAAAGTCAAAAGGATTGACTGGTGTTTCATCCTCAAACGATGGGTTCATCATATCGTTCAATTTATCAAAGATCTTTTTGCCAAACTGATACATAAAGACTTTGCCTTCGTTTTCAGGATTTGCGCTATCTTTAATCACCATAATATTGGATACATACTTTAAACGACGTTTCTGTTTACGAGCCTGTTCTTTGTCTGAGTCAATACCAGAATTCCACAACTTGCCGTTGAATTCTGACACAGGATCGTCTTGGTTTAGAGTTGTGAGTGAATTTTCAATATACCAGAGACCTGTCGGTCCTTGAAAACCATGATCCCAAATACGTACGAAAGGCATCTCTTCGCCTTGCGCCGCTGGTAGGAAACGAATAATCGCAAAACCGTTGCCAGCTTTGTCACGTTGTGGTTTCCACATTTTACCTTCGTTGGGATCTGAATAGCTCTTAGTTGAAATCTTTTCGAGCTGTGCGTTCAATTTGTTTAGTGAACTTGAACGATTCTTTTTAAGTGCATCAAATGATGTTGCCATAGTGGTATCTCCTTGTATAGCGATGTATGTTTTTGTATTGCGAAATATAGTTAACCGAAGTCAACGATATATTTATATCAGAAAAACCTGTCTCTGATAATTTCTTTGAACTTTTTTTCATTAATTTCCAAGAATGGTTTGTACTTTCTTGATAATCTAATTATATCACGCGCGACGATTTTGTCAACTACTTTTT